CCTGCATTGCCTCCTAAGTTGAATCCAAATATTCTTGCTGTTTTGGATAGCGTGTAACCACGTAGGTACACAGAAATTTGCTTGTTTCCAAGAGGCAATTCAGAGGTGTTTGCCATCATCCTAATAGTTTGTGTTGTACCATTAGTAATTATGCCGTTACTGGAATGGGTTGGGCTTCCAACAAACTCCAACCTCCCGCTACTTCTTTTGTCAAAGGGATAGCGACTATTCCACTTGTGGTCATCAGCGTTTCCACCTATTACCAACCCGATGGCTGCTGATTTCTGATATGCACCAATATCTATCATATCCTGATAGAACTGAAACACAGCTGCTTCCTGAACCCCTGACGGGGGATTAATTAATCTGTTCAAATACAAATCCGCCCAATCAAAAGGCGTTAAAGTTCTTAAATCCCAATTAGCATTTGCGCTAACTTTTTTAGTTCCTAAATTATTCCCGAATCTGTCAACTAAATTAACATCGAACTCAAAATCCATAGTAATCGTGCGCCCTGTTACATCAATAGTTGAAGGCGGTGTATTAGTCACAATTTCAATATCTCCCACGCTATTAATCAGACCCTCATTAACGGTATTGATTAATATGTTTTGAGGCGGCAATACGAGGTTTTCAGTAGCCTTGACCGCTTGTGTGTACGTTGGGCTTGTGGGGTCGTTTGTGATGGTTGAATCAGCTACGTTGTAGCCGGTTGTTGATTGAGCTAAAACAGATAAGCTGCTAATTAAACTACCATCGCTTTTATTGATGTTGATAGTTGAGTTAAGAATCGTTATTTGCTCATTGCCACCTGATGCAATACTGCCACTATGCAACACGTTGCCGTCATTGTCTAAGACTTCATAAGTCGCAGGCTCGCAAACAATAGGATTTGGCACATTAATAGTTTTGCTGCCACCGCTTGCAATCGTGCCATCTTCAATTAAAGTGCCGTTTACATATTGAACGCGATATGTTGCAGGAGCGCAAGTTGGGGGCGGCACGGGCGACCCATCACCGCTAAACACATATCCTAATTGCGTATCTCCTAATATTACCAGTGTATCATATCCATCTAAAAGCCTTGCTTCTGCCAACTCGCTCGTTTCCGGGGCTACAACGGTAACGGTAATTCGTGCCATTATTGTGTGCTCCATGTCCTCGCGGTCGGGATTTGCAATATTAAACTCAGATACCGTTCTGCTATTTAAAAAAGGTGGTGCAAATCCTAATGTTTTGTAGGCTTGATTTGTCAAAACCGCGCGACAAAAAGCAATTGCACGATGCACTTTTACGTTATAAATGTGAGTTTAGCGCGTAAAACTTCCGTCTTGATTTTGGACACTCGCAAACTTCATAAAAGCATCTACATAAAAAGTATAAGTTCCGTCTTGCTGCCTTATGTCTTCATTGTCGAAAGTGCCACGCGCTAAACTCACATTTATAACGGGTAAATCGGTTAAATCATAGTTTGGAAACCGCTCAATAAATACACCCATAGCAAATAAATCACTATATTGCAGGGTTATTTGATTGGTTATTTCGTCAATCAAAATATTAGCTATTCTATTGCGAATTAACTCAAACTTTTGTGTCGGTATGGGTTGGTTTAATTGAGCCATTTTACCTACTGAATTTCCCTAAAATTATTACTATTAATCCTACTGTTTCATCGGGAAACCATTGTTTGCAAATGTAGGTAATTTCTACACCCGTTGAATCCTTAACCTTTACTAAATGATTCTTTAAATTTACATCTCCACTACTATCCCTGACGGGGTAATATTGCGCGTTTAATTCGTATTCCGATACACTTACATGAGCGTTTCGGGAATTTACCGCATTACCCTCCGTATCTATTGACAAATGATGTTTAGTGTGCAATCCTACGACCGTTGCAACCTCGCCTGTCGGGGCTGTCAAAGTCATATTAACACCAAACTCTTTGTTGTTTGATGTGATACTCTGAACGTCTTTTTGTGCTTGTAGTATTAAACTCATTTATTTTTTGTTAAAAAAAAGGGGCAATGAAGCCCCTAATTTATGTTTATATAATAAAACAAATCACTCGAAAGTACTTACATACAAATCGTATAGAATGGGCTTAGTAGCATTTTTTGGAAAATCAACTAAAATAGCTTTTAACTCTTTTACATTGATATCTTCAAACGCTTTAGGCTTGTCGGCTTTGGTTGTTTCTGCTACTTTTTTAGGTTCTAAATCTACTGGTTGTAAATAACCTTTTGTAATTAATTCAGTCGCATTTTCAAAGCAATTTTCAGACACTATTTCACCTGAATAATATACTTTGTTTCCTTTGCCGCCTACGCTATATGATATTACTTTTAGCATTGTTTGACTCCTTTTAAGATAACACTTGAAGCGTGTAGATTTGGTCAACCGCTGTAGGAATTGCAAGACCGGCTGACTTAACTTCAAAAATATGTGCTTCGCTTCTTTCATCGATATAATCTCTGAATAAAAACGCTCCTCTTTTTGGTGCTTGTCCCAGTAATTGCGGAACTGCTGCAAAAGCCATGTTAAATCTTGGCATTTCAGGCAAGAATATTACCACTTTAGGGTCAATGTATGGAGTGCTTACACCGCTTGCATTGTCGTAAAATTCAGGATAAGACCATACAAGTATGTTGTAAGAACCCGCGCTGAAAGTACCGTGTAAAGTTGCTCCTACTGCGTTTTTCAAAGGTGAGTTAATGTCAACTAACTTGTAGTTTTTAATATCTGCCATTGACTTAAATTTGTCATTGTTCAACATTGCATTTAATGCACTTGAACCGCAAATCATGTTAATAGTTCCTCCGTTTGATTTTCCTACTTGTCTAAGAAAATTGCCGGCTGCTTCAACATCTGCTAAAACAGTTGATGTGCTATCAACATTCCAGTATCTGTTTGCGTTAATAGTTCCCAAATCAACCAAAGAGGCAGATTTACGCTTGTAGTCAATATTAATGCCACTATTCAAAGTAACAATACCCGTTTGTAAAACCTGCGCACATTGCAACTCATAGCTTCTTTCGATTTTCGCTTGTAGTGCATAATTTCTTTCTGCTACTTCTTGCGTAAATTGAGCAAATACCCCCGCTTCAATGTCAGTAGAACCAAATAAACGGTCGTACAAATCAATTTGAGTTGCATCGTGATACTCTTTGTAATAAGGCGGAACGAACACTTTTTCAGTACTTCTACTAAAAGAGTTTCTATTGCCCTCTGTACCTCTTTCAACATCTACTGCAATTTTTTCAAACCCTCTTTGAACCTCGATTGAAAGCTCTTTAGTGCTGTACTCCTTTGCAGGAAATAAAGACCTCAAAAATCCTGTAGGTTTTGGAATCTCTTTATAAACATCTACTACCGATTTGGTAAATAATGCTCTTGCGTCTGTGGTGCTTATTGTTGTCATTTCTTTTTTATTATTATTAGATTATTGATTGTCAAACCCTGTCATTTCAGTTCCGCCTACTAATTTAATTCCAACAGTATCCGCTCCTATTCTGTCGCGAATTGAACGCCCTGAAATTACCGTGTCCATTGTGTCCGAACCTTGCAGAATTACACCGCTTTCAACTACGTCCCCCGCTACGCAAATCGCTAATGATACAGTAGAACCACCATCTATTACGCATGTCTGATTTAGCACTCCTACGGGAACCTGTGAGCCATCACTTGCACCACTTGTTAATGGTACTATTTCTTGTGTTGCTGAAACTCTACCCATCAAAGTACCGGCTTCTAATGTGATAGGGTCGTAAGTTGAGTTTGTATAGTCGGCATTTTCAAAACGATTCATCCAAACAAAGATTTTACTCAAATCCGTGTTTACAATCATTTGCTGCCCGTTGTTTAATATTACTTCTTGACTTGACATGATTATTTAATATTTAAAAGGTTGTTTACTTCATTTTGGAACGCTTCTACTTCTGCTTTAGGCTTGTTTTTGTCCTCGCCATTTGCAGCGTTTTTAGGGTCTGTTTCGGGTGCTGCCGGATTTTCTGCAACTACTGCCGCAACTTGTGTTTTAGATACAGATTTTAAGGTCAATTCTGCCATTACTTTTTGGCTCATTGGTTTGCCACTTTCAACACCTTCTGCTACTGCTTTAGCGTCAATTTCAGCAAACGCCATCCACGCGCCTACTCTGTCTTTTTCGGCTTCTACGCCTAATGCCATAACCTCCGCAAATAGTGCAGGGTGTTCAGCTTTTAATTTGTTAATATCCATAATTATATTTTTTTCATTTGGTTTGTTTTGTTCGCTTGTTGGTAATTCGGGTAACGGTGCAACAAAAGACCCTGAACGAGCCGCTACTTGCTGAAACATTCCCTCTAATTCTGCTTTTCTTTTTGGTGTAATACTGATAATATTTCCAATTAGCCCTATTGCTTTTGCTTCTTTTGCAGTTAGAATAACATCTAACCTATTATCCATACTGAATACTTCTTTTAAGGTAACGCCTTTTAACTCCTTTAATTTAGCAACATCGATTTTAGCCTCTAATGCTTTTTTTAGATTGTCATTCATTGCCTCTAATCCTGCTTTTAATTCAGGAGTAAAGTATTCTGATTTTTCAAACCAAGTACCATAAGCGGCACGGTGTAAAAGAAATTCAGAAACATCTAATGATTCAGGTTTTTCGTCTGCATAAGCTAAAAAGAAAAAAGCCATACTTGCGGCTTGTCCATCAACTTTGATAGTTTTCTTCCCTTGTAGTTCGTTAAATTTAGCAATAACACTCCATCCATCAGTTACAACACCGCCTCTTGAATTTATACGCAATACTATATCATCGTCTTTTGACGCTTCCATTTCTCTAATCAGCTCTGCTGTTGACCATTGATTAATATCTCCGTATAAATAAAGTTCCTTTGCCATTTTAAAGCAACAAACTTATATTGAGAAATAATTATATATTTGCAGCTGTCCCCATATTGGGGACTTTTAACAAATCAACATGAGCAAAAAAAGACCTGAAATAAGAATAAGGGATGTTTCTCAATCCCTCAAAAATGACCTTATAGCAATTGCGAAAAATAAAGGATTTGAATCTTTATCTTATTTTTGCAAAATTGAATTAAGAAAGGTAAGAGATAGTTACCCCGACAAGTTTAAAGAAATGCCTAAAGAAGATTAATCTTCTTTAGGTTCACGCTTCCTTTCTCTCGTGTCGCCAAGGGCTTTCAATTCCAATTTTAGCCTTTTGGTTTCATCATCAAACATTTTGTATTCCTGTAAATACTGTCTAATATTAGAGTCCCCTTCACTTCCTCCTAATGCCTCTGTAGCATCTTCTAAAGTTGTCAAAGGCAAACCACGTCCATAAATACCTAATTTAGCCCTTTCTGCATTAACTTCTTTTAGTGGGTCTATATGCGGGAACATTGATCCTACAAATCTTGCATGTTGATAAGCAGAAATAGCCATGTAATTACCTTTTAAACTACTCATTAAATACCCCGTTGCATTTACTTTATTGGTTAGGATTTCCATGTGTAACCAAAGGTTATAAATAGGTTGGTAAAATTGTGTTGCAAAGTCATCACGTACTACTTGAATAGTATGCTCCCAATCTTTAGTCGCTGCCCTTGAAGCAGAAAACGAATCGTTATACATGCTCATTGCCACGTTAGGCGGTATGCCAATTACTGCGCAAATTATATCAATATTAACAGAATAAAAGTCTTTAAAATATAACTCGTTTCTGCTTTCCAATGACTTCATTTCAGAACCAACGGGCATGTTATAAGTCTGCTTATTAGTAGTTGCTGCAATTGTGTTAGCTAATTGATTGCCGTCAATTGTTTGAGGTAAATCAATGTTAGCATCAACATCCATTGCCTTAGCTAATTGAGTAGCCAAAGGACTTTCGCCCGAAGAAAACATTTGATGAACAACTTGATAAACGATTTTTTGTCTTTCCTCTGCACTTCCCAATGTAGCCTCTTTGTAACGCTCCATTTTTTTTATGGTTTCCATTACCGTTGAGATTAAAGGAATACCGCGCTTTGAATCAAGTCTGTAATTCATGCCGTAAACCATAAACGCTACTTTTAACCCTAAAGAGTTTTTAACCTTAATTCTTTCGTATTTGCCAAAGGTTTTTGTTTTCACATAATACGCTACATGCTCGCCTTTTTGCGTTACTTCTACGCCGTCAATAATCATATTGCCTTCGGTTTTTGCCCTCTCCATATACTCAACAACCCCTATCGGACTTTGAACGTGCGCACCGTCAATTAACTGAACATTCACCGCTCCATTTTCATAACGCAAAACACAAAGTACATCACCGCCTACAATAGCATTTTTCAATACTTCTTTAGCCGCATAATGCAAGTTCCTTTGTTTGTCATAAACGCTCATTGAACTATTGCTCCACACTTTCCAACGTGCTTCTACAACCTCATTGAACGCTTCTGAATCTATATTTATACCCTCGCTTTTTAATACCTCTATGTCGGGCTCTGATTTGCATCTTAGCCCCTTAGAGATAATCCAAGTGCAATATTTCTTAAATACAAGTTGGGCTACTTCACTTTCGATAAACATTTGCCACCCTCGCGCCCTTAGTGTATTGTGGTCTATTTCGTAGTCAATAACCGGACCAAGTTCGCCCAAATTCTTTTCGCCATTATAAGACAAACTCCAGGTGTTACCTGAATATTGCCCGCTATACGCGCGCGCCTTTGGTTGTCTTTCTTTCGGTGCTTCTACTTTTGGTTCTTTGCCGCCTATATTTATTCCAAATATTTTCATTATCTTCTATTGTTAAAGTTGCTAAAATTCTTTCCATCAACAAGCCTAACCATTCTACCGTTTAACTGGTTATAGCACATTTGCAATTCTTGTTCTAAAGTTTTCAATGCTAAGTTAATTTCATTAAGTGAACGGTAAACAGTTTTTATTTTGGTTTGCCCGTCATCCAAAGAATATTCCTGCATATTGCTAATATTGCCATTTGCAGCGGCTTCCAATCGCTGTGCGCGAAGTGCAGACATAACTGCTTTTATATTGATAATTCTATCCCTTAACTCTGTTTTTGAGTTTATATATATAGACCAATTTTCGTAATATATCATAGTGTCTTAATTTCGTTAATTTTAGCCAAAGTAATATTTGCAGTTGAGGGCAAAACGGCAGGGGGCATTCCAACCGTTGTAGGGCTGCCGGGTACATAAGCATTTGCAAAGGTATTGAACTTGTCTTGCAGTTCATTAAATGCGGTTTCCAAAGCTGAATACCTTACCATGAAATCACTATCCCCACCCACTTCAATAGTGCCATTTGCTCGTAAATAAATAGCTATTTGTTCAACCCCATTTGCATTAGTTGAGAATATACGCGACCCTCCCACTTCTGCAATAGCCTCTTTATTCAAGTAGCCCAATATCACTTGTTGCCCTTTTACTTCTCCATTTGCATACACCGCAACCATATCTTTTACGGGGTTACTGTCTATCCCGTGAGGGCTTGCATTAATTGCAGCACGAACATCGTCACGCCCTTTCACAAAGACTTTAATAACCCTTTGATTGAGTTTGTTTAATTGAGTTGATATGACTTGCGCAATATTTATCATGGTGCAAATATATTAATTGGTGTTGAGTTATCGTAAACACTTGTTAAAACACAAGTTAAAACGCTTGTTTGTTCTTTCTCGTTTCCTTTAAAAGTGACTGATTCAATAAAAAAGTTAGTCTTATGGTAAATATACAATTCAGGATTAGTAACAGAAACTATATTATTGGGTCTTATTATTTTTCCGTTAATAGTCCATCGGTCTAATTGAATGGTTAGTTTAATATTAGAAAGCTCCTTGCTTAATTCCATTCTTGCGGCTTGCGAAGTTGTATTGTCATCACCGCTTGTTTGAACCTTTACTGACGGTCTAAATACATTTACAAAAGGGTTTCTTATTGTCGCTTGCCCTGCGTTGCCCCCATCTGCTGAAGCTTCTTTTATTACTGTTATTTGGCTGTGCATTGCTTGCCCATTTACATCTAAAGTCATTGAAGTAGCAGGGATTAATCCGTTACTTAAATTAAACTCAATCAAAGGTTTTTGAACTGTATTTGCTTTGGTAAATATCACTTCGCCTTTCTCGTTGTGGCTCATTATAATATGCCTTTGCCCTGCTAATTCTGTAAGATAGGACTTAACGCTTTGCTTTTCATTTGCGGTCGTTTCGGCAATAGTTCTATCCATTGAGGCACTAACTATTGAATCAACTTTAAAGGGTATATTAAATGGCTTTAATAATCTTGTGGCAATATCTCTCAATTTAAGGTTTTGAGTTTGTAAAGGGTAGTTACTTGTTGGAATTTCGCAATCTTCTAAAACCCCCGCTTTTGAGTAACCACCAACACCAACTAATGAAGGTTTATCGCTTGAATTAAAACCGCACGAAATTAAAGTACCGGTAATAAGCAATTCGCCTTCATGTTCAATAGTACAAGGCTTATATTTTAGTGGCTCTAAAAGCCGCTTGTGTTCAATGTTGGAAGGGTCGAAATAAAAACTAAAAGAGAAAGCACTTGCGATACTATCATATTTCAATGATACGTTTACCTCATTAAAGAAGTCATATTGCTTCCCGTCAATTTTTAGAATCATATTAAGTATGTTATTAACCTGCCTTTTTCAAGTTTAAATAGTTCTTTACTTCCAATATTATTTGTACTAATAAACAAATCTAAGTTCACGTCTTCAGGGTCTAATCCGTAAAACCTATGGGTTAATAAAATTACATTACTATCATTTTCTAAATTCAATGTTACTTCTTGACGGGCGTTAGTTGCAATTAGTAAAAGGTTTGCAGTTGTGAATTTAATAAACCCGCTTAGATTCTCTAAAATGTTCGCATCTGGAATATAGCTTGTTGGAGTTGAGCCCGTCAAAGTTTGCAAACTATCGAGGTTTAAAATGAAAGTGTTGTATTGCAGTAGTATCCTTTCAATTACTTCTATTACTTGACCTCGCGTAATATAGTCGCTTGGTAGTGGGTTAATTGAACTTAGCCCCAAACCAACCAAAAGACTACTTAAATAGGTTTCATAAATACGTTTAGAATTTGGGTCCGTTAAGGTGCTTGCGCTGCTATTTAATTGGCTAATTTGTTGCTCAAATATTCCTATTCTGCTTATTACAGATTGTTCAAATAAATATGGTGCTTGTAGTTGTGAATTTACCGCCCGTATCTTTTGTAATGGTGTTGCTGTTTGGCTTATCATTGTTGAATTAGCAAACTTATAAGCGTTGAAATAATTATCACTATCGGTTTGATTTGGTATGTCCCCACTAATAGCATTATACGCAGCGTCATTATAGGCTACCGATTGAGTAACGGCTGCTGCATCTACGCTAATTGAATTACTAAATGTTGATTCAAGTGATACGTTTACATTGCTTGCTCGTTGCTGTATATCTGAACGCCTATCAATAGTTGTTCGTGGTGCATCTTCTAAAATAGTCTCCACTACTTCAATATTCATTTGAGTAACATTGAATGAAGTGTTTATAAATGTTATTGAAATAGGTTGCACGAAAATAGACCCATAGTAAGGATGCAGTATATTCCACGCTCGTTTATCTTTCGCGCTTGTTTCAAAGGCTTCTGCTTGTTGCAAATGTTGTTCGCCCTGAAAGTATAACTCTAATGGAAACCTTCGCCCTTGTGCTTCTTTTCGCCTTACCAAAGTACCTTCAATAGAACTAAACTGAAATTCTGTTACATTAAATTCCGTTGTTCTGCTTGCAGGCTTCCACAACGGTTCAAACTGCGACCCGTCACCGCAAATAATCACTAAAGTATCTTCTATATTATCAGTCCATGCCATTATCGTATTCTGTTTATTTGCTCATTCGCGTTCTTAATGTAAATATCGTTTACTTTTTTCATTGCCAAATTACTTGAAGGCTTAATAAATGGAGTTGCTTTTTGTTTCGCTTGCCGCCCTTCTTTGAATGAATATAGCTTGTCAAGTTTGAATTTCCATTTACCCGTTTTGTCGCGGGTAAAATTAACCACTTTCCACATAAAAGAACGCCCTTTAAATTCAGCTAATACATGACCGCCTTTCCCCGCATGAATAACAGATTTAACAAACTTTTCTTTATCGTTTTTGCCCTTCGCATTTTTGGCATTTACTAAATTAGTTATTTGAGATATTCTCGCACGCGGTCTAATCATTCCCTTACCTGTTTTCGCTTTGCCTCCTTTGCTTTTACTAACAGGAATAAATGACCTCTTAGGTGTTCTTCCTCCAAACTCTTGTTTTTCTAAATTCTCAACCGCATAATCATTCTGCCCTTTTTTTCGTATGGTTTTCATACCCATAACGGATTCCATAGAACTTAACACTTTGCCCTTCGCAAAATCTACTTTAGAGTTAGCCTTAAAAAAGTTCTTAGCCTTTACATCAAATGTTTTTTTCGCTTGGTATTCAAGTGTTTTTTTCTTGTGCAAAAGTGCTACTTGGTTCAATGTATTTCTTACGGCATTAGGCATAGCATTTTTACTAATACGCTCCAAGCGATTAGTATGTTTTACTATTTCCGATGCGTTTATATTGAATTGCATTTATATAGATTAGTTGGGTGTTAATTCAATTACTAAATTAACATAAATTCTATGCACACCCAATCCAAATTGGGGAGTTGAAGATGTTGGATAAGTAGGGTAAATAGCTAATTGCATTATGCCAGGCGGAAACACCCCTGGAGCAATGTTTCGAGAAACTATTGTTACTGAGTTAATATCTTGACTATCAGGCTTGTCGATCACTTGCGGTGTCTTTTGATTTCCCAAAATTGGTTTAATCTGTCCTAAAGCAGTGGGGTAATCAACTGTAAAATAATCAATAGTAGTTTGAAAATCTGCACTAAAAGAAAACTGCCAATACAGTGTGTGTCCTTTTATTCTATATCGATTATAGTGTGAAACAAAACTTGTGAAAGTTCCTGTATTTGCTGCTACCGCCAAACTTCCTCCGTTATTCCATAGACCCCAACCTGCACCTGCTCCTACAAAATTATTATTTCCTTCGATTGCTTTTTGTAACGCCTCAACAAACTGAAAACCATTTGTATTATTTTCTGCAAGGTCATTATATGTAACACTATAAAGAGCCATAAGTCTATGAAAGAACTGCAAATAATCTTCCATTACTAGTTTATTTACAGGCGTTCCCGCTTGCACACTTGGGATATTGTCTTTAATTGCCCCGTATGGATATGCACCACTTACGGGTTCTGTGTTTGGTTTGTCTGTTAATTTTATTGCCATAATATTATTCGTAATTTATAAATGTATATGCTACTGATTGCGCGGGTTTTAGCCTCAAAACAGTTTGCCTAAATTCTTCTTTTCTATTTATGTCTATTGTTGCAAATATACCTTTTGGAGTGCCTCCAATAAAGAAAGTTTGCTTTAAAGTTCCTGCCACAAATGAAGCATCTTGCGCGGCATCTATTCTATTTACTATCTGCTCAATTCCTGAACCCTCTGTTTCGTTAAATTCAAGTTGTCCAAACTCAAAAGCCCCCATTTGAGCCGTTAAAGTACCTGCTATTGAAGCGGCATCTTGTGGGGTTTCAGGAATAGTGTTTTCAAAAACATAAACATCATAACCCGCTAATCTCAATTGTTGTTCTAAGAATCCCGCGCTTTGTCTTGCTCTTATGTCTGACGGGTGGTTATACTTTCTCAAAATAGCCGCTTTTCGGTCTGCTAAACTAACAGAACTGTTGCTAATTATACCTAATCTGATTTCCCATTCAGTTGCATCTTGCGCGCTAAATCCATCGTTATCGGGCAAGATTGAATCTAAAATAGAATCAGTATCGACCGCTGCTTGCTCTTCGCTTTTCGCTAATCCTGCAAATAGCCTATGAAAGACACCGCCTAACTTAGCAAAGAACGCCCTACCCGTTGGTAGTAATTGTTTCGATATTTGAATTATAGTATCTATCATGGAAAAGTAACTGCATCTAAGTAAGGAATTTCGCCATCTTCAAAGGTATAACTTGTTTCAACATTTCCGCCAACTTCTAAAACTATACCCGTAAATGGAAAAGAAGGTATTGCGTTTAGGATTATTTGACCCAATTTAAATAAGTCTATTGTATCATTTCTGTTTGCCTCAATATCAATTGAATCTACAAAAGGTCTAACCTCTGACAAGGCTTGTCTTATTGCGGTTGTGATAGTTGTTTGTTGCTCTGTGGTTGGGCTTGCCGTGCCTTGTATTTCTACTTCAATATCTAATGGAGAAACAGGAATATAATTAACTTGAAAAACTGTTAAAGGTTTTCGAGCGGGTCTTGTCGCTGTTGGGTCTTCGATTGCAGCCTCGACTGCTGCCAAAGTACCTGCGCTTGGTGTTCCTTTTCCATCAGTTGAATCTCCTATTGTTGCTTCAATATACAAATCTACTTCATTTGCGTTGCCACTTTTAGCATAAGGATATGATTGCTGGACTGCCTGAACATCGAAAGCCCATAACCTATAATCTGCGCCTGCGCCTCCTTGAGCTTCTAATCGAAAAGCCTCAATTGTAATTCTGCGATACTGCTCAATCGTTTCGGCTGCTAATGGTTCAACGCTTTCAATCGTTACTTCGCCAACTTGATTAACATTTGCTAAAGGAATAGTGCTTGTCATTGTATCGCCTACTAACAACTGACTACCATTGCCTGCTTCTAAAGCCCTTACAAGTACTGTATCTGTTGCGGAAACAAGCGTATAGGCATTGTCTAATATGTAAAGTTTAGTAGGGTTTAAGCTGTCATCGTCTGAACGAAATACTGTTGATGCTGGAATAGTTGCGCCAATAGTTCCCGTTACTTCGATTGTGTATTCGGCTGCACGCGCGGGAAAAGGATTGCGCCCTAATTTCACACGCCCAAATCGTTCCAAAGTTCCCCCTATTGCTTCACTATCTGCCGTATCTACAAATATATTTTTCTGAACAAATCCAACCCTTAAATATAGTAGTTTCATTTTAGCGGCTTGCACCATTGCCATAGCGCGCAAAAAGTTTTTACCAAATAAGGGTATGGTTATATTTATGCTTTCAGAACTTTCTAAATCAGAAAGGATTTGAGTGTATAATTCGTTTAAAGTAGGTATGTTATTCATTCGATTGTTTCCGTTAATTCCTTTTTGGTTCTGTCCCAAATGTATATATATGTTCTTACTTGTTGATTTGTTTTTTCTGTTAGTCTTACCCTTATTTCTACTCTATCAATTGAGGGTAAATTAACGGCAACAAATATATTACAAAAGTCGGTCATAAACGCTAAATCAGAATAAACCGCTTGCTCAATTCTTACACGACCTTGTGAGTTTAAAACTACTTCTTGAAGTGTTCTTTCGGTGTTAGAATTAAACTGTAAGCTACTGTTATTAGGGTGGAATAATTCGTTGCCCCAAAAGTCAAAATACTGAGAACTTGTCAGTCTTGTAGTTGGTGTATTCTGTTCAATATTGCCACCAAATAAAGCAAGATAATGCATAGAAGTGAACCCCTCAACTATTCCTAAGTCTGATTTGTTTAATACCAAATCCCCACCGTTACCCGTTTCAATTAATCTTAAATCTGTCATTGTGTTGCTAATGTTGAAGTGGTCATAATTCTTACAAATGGACTATAACTTTCGGCTGTAATTCTATTGTTTGGGTCGTTAATATTCAAGTTCACATTTGCGTTATTAGTGTTAAAGGTTTCTTTTAGCATTTCGTTTCTGTTAAATTCAGGATTGATAGGCTTTTGCTCCTCCGCTGTTATTTGGTCTGCCAATATTTCAATCTCTTTGTTTAGACTAGAAATATCCTTCATTCTTGAATCAATTGCGCTATATCCGCCGATTTTTCCAAATAACGCTTCCATTACTCCTTCAACAAAACTTGGTCCCGATGACTGCAACTGTAATAATTCTTTTGTTTTTTCCCTTAGAAGTTCACTCCTCGCCTCTGTTTTTGCTCTATTTAATATTGATTCAGTAAGTTCTTTTTCTGCTTTATTTATGTTCTCAATTGCGCCTGCTTGCAGGTTGTATTTCTGTGTTAGACCAGGGGATAGTTTATCTATTTTTTCAAGTACTTCATTGTATTTTTTTGTTCCTACCTCTGCATTTCTTAGGGCTGTAAATAATAATTTAGCCTCAACCCTTTGGTCTATAGAATTAGCTAACGCCCTTTCTGTAACTTGATTGTTAACTTTTTGTAATGTTGTTTGCGATTTCATAGCCCTGCTAACTGCATAGATTGCCATTGACAGCCCTAATACACCTGCCAATATTAACCCTACGGGGCTTGTTAAAAACAATAAAGCCTTTGCAAAGGCTGCGACAACAAATGAAGCCCCACTAACTGCCAAAGAAAAACCTCCAACCGCAACCGCAACTCCTAATATTATTCTTACTAATCCTTTATTTTCTCGCGCCCACGTTGTGAACTGATTAATTAAAGGGGTTAGCTTTTCAATAAGTTTATTTATCATAGGTAACAAAACGCTACCTATTTCAATAGCCAAAACCCCAAACCTTGCTTTCGCTTGGTCGAGTTTAAATGCTGTTGTTGCCGTTCTGTTTTCAAACTCTTTTTGTACTGAGTTATTAGTCAATGTTGCATTTGTTGCAGCGTTTACCGTCCCTTGTAATTGGTCAAAGTTTTTAGCTAATAATTGAAGTTTTAATCCATAAGCACCGAACTTTTGAAAGTAAGCATCTTGTGCTTTGCCGCTTAGTTTTGAACCTTTTTGGATGACCGCCATCATGCCTTCTGCACCACCTCCCGCTTTATCAAAAACCGCCCTTAATTCTTTATTTGTCATTACGGTTTTCGTGAATCTTTCCATTACTGTCGAGGCTTCCTCTGCACTTGTACCCATGCTAATAAGTTGAGCCGCCACGCCCGCCACACTTTCGCCCGATGCGCCCATTGCGCGCGCTACTGCTGAACCACCGTTACTCATAAAAGTGATTATTTGCGCTGAACTTGCTGCGGTTGTATTACCTAAATGGTTGATTGCGTCCATTAACTTGGATGTGCTTTCAATAGTGCCTCCTAATGCGTTACGTGTCTTAATGAACGCCTCCCCAGCCATGTCCGCACTTATACCAAATGCCACCCCTACTTGTCCCGCTATTTTAGAAACGGCATCGAGGTCTTCTATTGCAACTCCACCTTGTGCAAGGTTCTGCATCAATCCCGCAGCTTCGACCGCTCCAACTCCTAAATATATTCCTAAGTCTTTAGCCTTATCGCCTAATTGGGTAAATAGTTCGCTGCCTATTGCTACGTTTGCGACTTTGGCAACATCTGCCATTTTATCTTCAAACTTAATAGCCTCATTTGCCAGCAATGCAACGGGGGCTAAAATAGCCAAACCCATCATTGCGGTTTTCTTCCCTATGTCTTGTGCTGCATTTCCTACTTTACGAAACGAACGCTCCATACGTGCGGCTTTAGTAGCTGCATTATCTGCCATTCTATTAACTACGCTTGTAGCCTTGTCAACGGCTGTATATATGGTTGGAACGGTGTATCCTCTCATTTTTTAGCTTTCATTTCTTTTTCTACTTCCTTACAGTCATCGTACCAATACCTTATACCAAAATGGTCTATACCATCGAGATACAGACCATTTATTATTTGTGGTGTCCAATGAAAACTTCTTACTATGGATTTAACCATAACATCAAAGTTGTCAAAGTCTATGCAAAAAAAACCGCTATTGCCTCAACTATTTTATAGTCTTCGGTATCTAGTTTCTTAACTATCCCTCTTGGTTGTCCACATAGTTCGGCTGCAATTGCGTTAATCCTTCCATATCCATCGCCTGAACCAATACCTTTTGTTGCCCTTTCACGGTCTAAGGCACTCATTCGAGGCTTAAATGTTGCTTTGGTTAGAGTAACACCGTCACCTTCAACGGGAAATGCTAAGGTAAAATCTAACTCATAATTTTCTGTAAGAACTAATTGTTCACTTTCGATTGCAGAAATTAATCTTTCAATGAAAATATCATTGCTTTCTCTTTCAGCCGGTCTGATTTTCTTATAATCCAACCATCTTGTTATTTCTTCTTTTGCCGTGTCTTTGTTTATCATATAATTGTTTTTTAGATTTTCTTCAATTTTCCACCGCCTGAAATGATTATAGCCATAGTTGCGCTTTGACCACTTGGTTGCACATCTCCAACGGGTGAGCCCGTACCGATATAAACAGTTCCGTTAATGTGAGTAAAAGTCCATTCAGCATCTACGGGAGACCCCGCTAATGCCGTTACTGTTTCTGCTTCTTCACGGGTGTTCATGTCGTTTGCAATAGTCCCCTCAAACCTCCATCTAACTTGTGATAGTTGTTTAATGTTATTGCCTCCACCATCTACCATATTTGCGTCATCTTCGCCTCTAAAACCGCCTAAATCTAATGTAGATTCTTCGCCTGATTTTGGAAAGAAAGTGCCGCTCCCTAATGTTGGGTGGTTGTATGTGATTTCTATAAAATCTCCTCCTACTGATGCCATATTATTTTATTTATTAAATTGTTCCAAAATTAAAACCTGCCTCAACTGTAGTGCTTGCCACCCTTACAAAACCTGTCCTTTTGTACTTAAAAAAAGTCTCTAATCTGTCAGGATTTGAAGTAGATAAGCCTACTCTTAAACTATCTTGCATAAATGCAGGGTCTGCAATTAAAGCCCTTAGTGCAAGGTTAGTAGCATATTGATTCAATACGCCTTTCCATTGCTTGGGCTTAACTACCTTTGTTGCACTTACTATGTCATTATCATTTGCAATTGAATGATCAACTACATTGATTAGTTCCAAAAGGTAATAACCAAAGTAAACATTCCAATCAATATTCAAGTTTCTGCAATAAGCGTATTGTGCTGGTATTTCTCCAACGGGGTGATAAGTAGTTACAAAGTCTTGTACTTGATAAACTAAGTTTACTAAATCGACTGTTGAACATCCTTTTTTTACATAAGCATTTCTTACCACAACATCTTTCATAGTGCCTATGTCAGTTGGTGTAGGCATGTCAGGATATGAACGACCTGCAACATCTAAATTAGGCGTTGATTGTGCTTGGTTTGCAAAAAGCACGGTCATGTTTGCTGCTGCTTCAAAACTAAATCCCTTAGATAATGGAGCGGGTGCAATAGCTATTGTTACGTTGTTTAAACGTGTATCTGTTATTGTGCTTGGATTGTCAAGTGTTGACCCTGTAATTGCAATAAATGGTTTGAAAACATTTGAAGCGTAACGCCCTGTTGGTGTAGTTGGGTCGGGTATTCCGTTGTAGGCTTCCAAAGCGTCCATTACAGATTCAACCGCCCCATAAGTGTTTACTACAATAGTATTCCAATTGTTACCAAATGCAGTTAATGAAGCTGAAATGCTTGGAGTGCCGCTCCCTGCTTGGTCAACATTTACAACATAAGTAATTCCTAAACTTGCTCCATTATTATCTACCTCTACAGTAGTTTCATTTGCAGTTAGACCCATCCACTTAGTTGTTAAAGTGGTTAGGTAAGTATCTGTTGTGGCTGTTACGGGCGAACCTAACACCGCTGAAATAGCATCTACTATTTTAGCGTTAATTTCTGCTACCGTGTCGCCTGTATTTATGTTGATGTCATATCTTGCACCGTCTAAACCTTTACGTCCACCAATTACAACGGTGTGAGTTCCGTTACCTGTTGCAACTCCTACGGGTGTTAATTCAATTATCTTTGCAGTTGCGCCAATTGCTTTTGCTTGTGGATAAACTACTGTAGGAATAGCCCCAACACCTCCGCCTGTAATAGGTCGCAAAACCCTCATTGCATGGTATATAGGCGAACCATAACCAAATAGAGTTCCCGCTTCTTGTGCGCTAAACACTTCTACTGGTTCGGTGCTTAATCCACCCTGATTCGCTTCGTTAGCTTCGCCAATGATAGCAATTCTATGAGGCAAATTTGGAGTTACATTTTGAAAGTTTCCCTTAGTGATTTTATAGCCTGTGATTCTTGTTACAAAATCAAGACCTACCGCATCTGATATACTCATTTTATTGAATTAATTTTAAAGCAACAAACTTATATTGAGATAATAGTTTAAATTTGCCATTGTCCCCAATATGGGGACTTTTAAGAATATGAAAATAGGAGTAATTATACCAACACGAGGCGACCGCCCCGAAATGCTAAAGACCGCAATTGAACAAATGAAATGGCAAACTTTGAAACCTTCGTATATTCATGTACTAGATTTTCCACCCGTTGAGGGTGTTTGCGATATTACGAAAAGATACCGTTTGGGATATGACTTTTATAGAGGCAAAGACTTTGACTTATTAGCCCTTATTGAAGATGATGACTTTTACCGAAACGACTATTTGGAAGTAATGGCTAACGAGTGGGTAAGGTCGGGCAAGCCTAATATAATAGGGCAAACCCGAACTATATACTATCATTTGAAAGAGAAAGCATGGTTTATAATGAATCACACAAGGCGAAGTTCTGCAATGAACACGCTTGTTAAGCCTGATTTGGATATAAAATGGGGATTAGACCACGACCCATATATGGATTTAAAACTATGGAATCAGTTTTATAGTAAATCACATCACATCTTTTTGCCTAAAGATATTATTTGCATGGGGTTAAAACATGGAGTTGGTATGAGTGGCGGGCAATTTCATTCTACCTATTTAGATAGGTTTGTAAATAAAGACCCTAATGGGGAGTTTTACGAAATAGTAACTAACCAAAAAGCCCCAACAAGTTAATGAAGGGGCTTTGAGGTGTTATTAAACACATACATGAAAAAAGCACTACAAATATAAGGGTGTTTTTATTCCCAACCTAATTTAAACTCCTTACTAAAAATATTCCTTGTTCCCCTTCCATCGTGTCTTACATAGTCGCTTAGATTTTCATAATGTACTAACAATTGACCACAACCACTTTTATTTATCTCGTTCATAGCCCTGTAACATGGCGCGCCATGATGCACAAACGGAGGATGTTTTAAATAGCTTTCAACATTCAATAACATAAAGTAAGGGTGTAGGTATTTGATTTTTCCATCGGGCTTATTATAGCCTTCGTCATTAGTCATAACTATTTCGCCAACTCCATATTTACCGTCTATTAGACCTTCCATTTGCTCAATGATAGTTCCATTTTTAAGGTAAATATCAGAATCAAATATCAATGCTAATTCAGTATCGATAGTTGTCAAACCTAAGTGCATACCTTTACCATGCCCTATATTATATCCAACATTTACCAAAGTAATATAGTCATCATTGATTGAGTTAAGAATATGGGTACATTCTGAATCTTCGTTAGACCCATTTATGATTAAAATAGGTAATTCAGGATAATGTTTTTTGATTGATGTAATAGCCCGTAAAACAAGTTCGGGCGTGTTATGTACTACTGTTATTGCTGTAATGTTATTCATATATTTTTTAGCCATGTATCTGTATTGCATAATTGGAATGTCTGCACCCAAAACAAATACTATCTTATTGCCTTTATGTAGTTTGATTTTAGCTATATCTAAAGTAGAGTATATGCCTACAAAAACTGCGGGTTCGTTTATTCGTGAATAGTCATTTAGTTTCCATCGCTCTTTGAAACCTTCTTTAAAGAACTTCACACTATCTGAAAATTGAACTTGTTTAATCATTCTGCACTCCCCCTGCTCACTTTATATGTTTCCATAACAACCGTATCAATAAACTCAAACTTGCAACCCTTATTCCAAAGGTGGTTTATAAACTCAAAATCCCCCATTCTGATATAACTAAAGTGTAAAATATTTTTGGCAAATATATCCTTTTTCACAAATATATTACTACCTCCGATTTTAGCCCGTTGTGGTTGTAATCCCCATACTTCATTTGGTGGATAAATCAAACCGCCAATTTTAGCCTTACAAACCACAACATCACAATCTAAGTCTTTTATTTTTTCAATTATATCAATATCAACTATCCCGTCATCATCATCAAGTAAATAAACCCATTCACCTTTTATCAATGGAACTGCCAACTGAAAGCTGCTATTTGCTGCTAACATTCCTAAACCTTGTTTGTCCTCAATAAATATTTGTTGAAATTTGCCCTTTAGCTTTAACAAACTTTCTCTATGTTTCTTAAATAGGTTGGGTCTTTTATTACCGTGTTTTCGAGTTAATATGGTTATTTGTGGCTCAAATTCTCCTTTGCCTTGATAGCCTTGTGAACTGATAGTATAATTATCCTTTACGCTTACCGTCTTGTAAAAATTAGCCTCAAAACCCATTTGACTGAACAACCAGTTAAACTCAATATCCTGGTGCTGGTAGTGCTTTGAATCTGCTTCGTGCGCACCACCTCCAACCGCGCCTATGCCGTGTTTTATTCCTATGCTTATAATCTCTTTTGGTATAAATGTTTTGCCCCTCATTGTTTTCCACAAGTGAACATCTAAGTAGGGGTCTTTATAGTCAATATTTACTTTTAACACTTCATTTGTAACCATAGTATTGAACATTGAAGACCTTTCGCTATGGTTAATTTTCAGATACTTTTGAGCAAATATGTGATAGTAGTGAGTATATCCTATTCCAAAAATCATAGGTTTGCCATTAGCAATCCAATTCTTTAGCATTATTTCTATATAGTCATTTCGATACCAATCATCATCTTCAATACAGAAAACCACATCACAAAGGTTGTGATTGAAACAATCCATAAATCCAATACGATACCTAAGCGCAACATCTACAAAATCCTGTTTTAAATCATAGTCAATTACCGTTGTGTAATGCGGTTGGATTGTTTGATTTTCCAACATTCGCAAACAGTTATTTAAAAATAATTCGCGCCCTTTAATTGTTGGAATTACTACACCTATTTTAATTTCCTTTAAGTCTTTAGGTGTAATCTCAACGGGTTCTAAATAGCCCTTTTCGCAAAGTGTCGCGGCAACATCTGGGGCAAAGTCCGTGTCACTTACTATCGCTTGTGAGTAGTGTACACGGTTCTTTCCATTTACGCAATATGATATTACTCTGTAGTTCACGGTTCAAACATATTATTTTTTAGGTAGAACTAAATTCACATAATCATCCCAAGTCGGGTTTTTAATCTTCGCCTCTTTACATATCATGTCCACGAATATATCTCGAACAACCATATTATAAATTCTGCAATCGAAAAAGTGATTTTGAACCGTTGAATCTTTTTTGGTCCAACGATAAACGGGAAAACCGCCCTTGTCATCAATAGTTCTTTTTTCAGCTTCATAGTGGTTAAAAAATCCGTTGTATAAGTATAGCCCATTGGAGGGAGTGGGATAGTTCATAAACCCTATGGGCTGCTCACTATCGTTGCCCTTGTCCCATTTTAATTGCATTAATTCAGCTAATTTATCTTTTACCCTATTGACCTCAACTAAGTAAAGTTTATTCCTTTCTTTGGCGGGTCTAAAGGTAGTGGTGTCGGCTTCAACTCTTACATATTTATTTACATCGACCCCTTTTAATCCTACCATAAAAACGTTACTTCTATCAATAGCTTCATAGGCGTTTTTGGTAAAGTGACCCGTGTCTAACCCTGTTATAAAACATTTCATTCTGCGCCCCGTGTCGGTCTGATATATTTTGCCTGCTATGGCTTCAAATTCGCCCCAAACAGAATTACTACGGTGGTGTTCATAAGTCCAACGCTCCCTATCTTCTTTAAATTTCTTTGCGTTTTCTCTCGGAATAAACGTACCAATAGAGCCATGTTCAATACTATAACTTGCTCCACTTTCTGACCATGCCACAACCTCCCAATCTAATCTACTATCTTCTTCTTTACCATTCATGTCGGCTGCACAAGTTATCATTACTATTTTCCCATTGCCGTCTGCTATACTCATTTTCTCGGGTATCAATCCAATTTCATAAGGTCTGATATTTTCTTGAAGTTGGTTTGCTTTTAATTCCTTGCTTTCGTTCTCGTAAGGTAATCCCAAACAAAGATTCATAAATGTTTTATGCAAGTGTTCTTTTCGCGGCAAGTGCATTGGATTAGCTTTCAAATAATCGCTTACATAATCCGTCCACGACTTCATCCATAAGGGTGCATAAAGTGAACTAATGTGAAAAGAAACCGTTGTAGGGTCGACCGCTTCGGCTGTGGCAATCCATTTACCATTCGCTAACATTTCGGGTTTATGGCTATCGTCAAAAAAGGCCCCACAATCCTGACAAATATACCCTACACTATCTCTTATTAATCGACCTGAACTATCTAATTTGTAAAAAATACCGCCCTTCATTTCTTCATTTCCGCCAATAGACCATTCTAAAACTATCATACTTGCACAACAAGGGCAAGGCAAATGAAAACGCCTCTGGTCGCCTTCCATGTATAGCGGGTAAATATTAGATGTTTCTTTTATTCGTGGCGTGGAAATAAACATGGCTTTCATTACATCTTGGTAGGCTGCAAACCTTTGTAGTAAAAGTTCTGTTGTGCTTCCATCTGATTTACTCATTTGAGGTGCTGCATCGTAATCATCAAAGAAACCAACGCGAATAGAACGCTGCATCATTAACTTGTGATTTGTTGCACTTCCAGAAACTAAAGAACCGCCTGCAAACTCTTTTTTCTTATTGGTGTCCCCTGTTTTATTTGCCCTTGCTCTTACTACATTAGATTTAATTAAATGACGCAATCCGCAGCTGTTAATTGCCTTATCTATCTTTTCTACGGCTTCGTCTGACAAGTCGCTGTGTCCTGTTAGCATCATTATATTGCATGGATATTGACTAATAATGTAAGGGATGCCACTTTCAATAACTCCACTACTGATACCAATTTGCGCACCTTTCATAATAACTATTTTTCGCGCCGGGTGAAAAGGACTTAATGTATCAACTATTTCTCTCGAATATGGCGTTTGCGAATAACTGAATTTGCCTTTAATTCTTGATTCGTCACTACCCATAATTCTATTAGCTTCGACCCAATCGGACGGTTTAATAGTTGATAATTCACTATATGCGAAGTCTAATATTTTTTCTATTGACTGATATAAGCTCATTCTTTAATAGCGGCTAAAATTATTTCCATTTGTTTTAATGTGCTAACCTTTGCTTTTTTCTGTGCTGCATTATTAGCAGTCTTTATAAACTCCCTCGATTCTGCAACTAAAGCAGGGTTGAGTTTTGCTTGGTTTGTTATTTTTTGTAATACTAAATCCGCTGCATTGTCGAACTCGCTTACTAAAGATTTGCCAAATTGAGCTATTAATTCCTGAACAACATCGTACGGAACTAACTCTCCACGCACTTTTGATAACTGAACCTCTTTTAATTTAATGTCTAAGGCTAATTTTTCTACTTCTTTTTCGGTCTTTTGCTCTTGTAAAGTGAACTTTGATAGTTGGCTTTTGGCAATTTTGCTCTGTAATTCGCGCCTTTCTTCTGCTTGTGGGGTTATTTCTTGGTGTGGCTTAGTTCCTTCTTGTCCACTGTTTAATAATTTACAGTTCTCAATAAAGGCAATATTGATTATGTTGTCGGTGTCTATTAAATCGTTTTCGATAATTACCTTGCCCCTGCCTATGTAGGTGTTCACGTAGTTTCGGCTTTTCCCCGTAAGAGTTTGAAACTCTTTTTTAGTTATTTTAGGCATAAATTAGCGACTACAAATATACATATTTGAATACAAGCGACAACAGTCATTTTTGAAGGTGTATTGATAGAGAAGAATGGAGTGTTCCATATCT